ATTCACATAAGCACGAACAAGATGATCACTTGCTGCTTTGGTAGCAGAGTATGGATTGCGAGGATCGTATGGCGTCTTTTCTGTGAACGGTGGATCATCATGAGAGAGTGATCCATAAACTTCATCAGTTGAAACATGAACAAGTTTACTGCCAAACTTGCGAATGCATTTTAGAATGTTGTGAGTGCCTTCAACATTAGTGCTGAGGAAATGATCGTCACCAGCAATAGAGTTGTCAACATGAGACTCAGCAGCAAAATGGTACGTGATTTTTGGGTCATAATCGTAGTATAATTGATCGAGTCGATTGATGTTGCGAATGTCACAGCGCTGGACAATTACACGATAATCTTCGTATAGTCCATTTATGTTCGAGCCATTTGCTGCGTATGAATAGTTGTCAAGAATGACAACAGTATCAGCGGGATATTTTTTTAGGTGGGCGAATACAAAATTAGATCCAATAAATCCCAAACCACCAGTCACAAATACAGTCATAAATCATCCTTTAATCATTTTCATTCCAATTCTATTTCCAACGGGATTAGGAGTGCTAGAAGGGGAATGGAATTTAAAGTTAGCATCAGAAAAGGTTTTAATTATATAGTTTAAATTCCCAGACTTCCATTTCACTGGTCCACTTATTGGTGGTGTATGATCAAGATAAATTTGATTTACAGTTAATGATCTTGCAGCCAGTGTTAAGACCTCAGTTGCGCCATTTGCAGGATCGTTTAACCAACTCATAACTTGACTTGTTATTGGAAAATGCAAAAGCCCCCATTTCTTATATCTTTTGCCTGCTGTACCAGCAAACACAGATCTCATTTTTTTCTCACCTGCATCTCCGCCAAGTTGAAATTCTGCTGCATCGAAAAGTGGTTTAAATTCTTTCATACAAGAATCAAAAGTTCCACAGGCGTCTATTGCAGACATTAAATGTTCAACTGTTGGTATTCCACTCGAATACCCAGTCTTATATTTCTTGTTCTTCATTATGTTAATGAGTGCTGCATAGCCTGGAAGATTTAGAAAATCTGCTGCTACAAGTACACCATCATATATTGATTCATTGTTGATAATCTTTAGAACTTTTTTTGCTGTTTTCTGCTTTCGAGTGAGTGAATCATCTTTCATTTTATCGAGTTTATCTTCTAATGCATTGATAGAAGGTGCGCCACCCTGACCTGCTTTCGCTGAAAATGGTTCATCAACTCCACTCTTTACCAAATAATAGTCAACAAGTCTTTGCGATTCAGAGGTAGGAAACTTTGCAGCAGTATACCCTTTTTTAGAATTTAACATATAAATGGCACCAGTCACTTCACCGAAGTCTGATGTCAAAACGCCGATATCTGCTCCAGTTAATCCAGAAAATTCTGCTTTGAATGTGGGTTTACCTGCTACAGAATTTTGTACCATTTGTTTGCAAGCGTTTTTTGCTGCTGGGGTAAGATCGATCTTATTCAGTTTGCCCAACACAGTTCGAACAATTACTTCTGAACTGACTGGTTTCATTGTATTCAGACCAAATTTCGCTGGCGTCAGCAGTTTCTTTTTAACAGTCATTATTCTTATAAACCTTTTTCAGAAACCTTTGCCAAACTTTTGGATCTTGCTTACGAAAGTGCAGACGATACATAAAGATGGCTTCACACTCTCTCCAGCCAATCTTATGAGCCTTTCGCAATTTATTTATATCTAGTTTCTCAGCCTGAGTTTCATAAGCATGGGCATCTAACTCATCAGGGTTGCCATAATACATTGCCTTCATCTTGTTCTGTTTAGGCTTTGGCTTGTACTCTTTCTGCAAAAGAAAGGGGCGATGTCTTTGTTGGTGTTTATGGCGATACTCATGATGTATTGCGCGAATAATCTTAAGAGCAAGATTCTTTGCGCCTTCTTCGCTTATAATTGCTTTCTTGGAATCTTTAGGAAAGTTCAACTGGATATAGATGTGTTCAGGAACAATATCTGATATTCTATTACAATAATGTCCACCTACAATTACATTGTGGTCGGGGTAGTATAAATCCTCAAATCTTCCAGAGGAAAAACAGACAATGTAAGGTTTGAATGCTTGGTTCAAACCGCGAATGATAGACGGTATGTGTTTTTCTCCGACCCATTTTTCGGCAAGAGCATATACCTTTTTCTCTATTCGTTTTAGTTTCATTACACTTTGAGGTTTTTAAACTTATCAGTGCTACGACCACGATCAAAGACTGGTTTTGATTCGGCTTCCTTCAATACAGCATCTTGGGCTTTTTGCTCAAGATCATACAACTTCATCTTTGCGCGATCAACACCAATCGTGAATCTCTTGTGAAGATTCGGATCATTATATCGATTCTTCAACTGCTTTACTAACAATTGATTCAATTGTTGTAGTTCTTCAGTGCTTACCAATGCAAACATAAAGTCAGCAGTGGCTGGCAAACCAAACGATTCAGAAGTATCCTCTAGTCCAGGATCCGAGTTGCTAAAGCCAGATCGAGTCGTCTGAGTAGCCGAAACGATCGGTACATTATTCTCCACCGCAAGCCCACGAAGTTCTTCCGCAATCGCTTTGATATAGGTATAGGAGTTGACATTCGCACCTGCTTTGATTCGCGCTGACGCACAAATATTTAGATAGTCAATGAAGATGATATCTGGACGGAAGTTTTTCTTCAAAGCAAGATCGTTGATTAGTGCGCGAAAGTGAGCAGGATTCGCAGACGCAGTCGGATACTCTTTAATAATCAACTTGCCCTTGACCTTTTCCTTGAGTTTGCCCATGCGCTTCTCATACATGTCCTTCGGCATGTTCATGAGATCATCAAGAGAAACATTGAGAAGATTCGCGTCAATACGCTCAGCGATCTTCTCTTCAGCCATTTCTAGTGTGATATAAAGAACATTGTAGTTTTGAGTCAGGCAAGAAGCAGCCACATGACACATAAACAGAGACTTACCGACGCCAGTACCTGCAAGAGCAATATTAAGGGTCTTCTGCGGAAGTCCTCCTTTAGTGATCTTGTTGAAGTATTCAAGATCAAACGGGATTCGTTTTTCGATACGATGATAGAAATCGTAGCGATCAGCGTAACTATCCAAAAAGTCGTGACCAATATGAGGATCGAAACTAACGCCCAAAGCATCAGACAACAAAGTAGGAATGCTTCCTTTGCCCCTCGCTTGATCTTTTCCATCGAGGATTTGAATTGAATCCATGATTGCATTATAGATTGCCTTTTCTTGACAGAATTTTTCCGTTGTATCAAGTAGCCAGCCCACTTGTTGCTCTGTTTTGTCATTGGATATTTCCTTCAGCAATTCCAATGACTTATTTAACTCGACCTCTGTGAGTTTGGTGGACTCTTTGAGAGAAATCTCAAGAGCCGCAACTGGTGGCAAATTGTTGTATTTAAGAATGAACTGTTTTATTTCTTCGAACAGTTTTCTTTCGTGGCTTTCGGTTAGGTACTCGCTTTTGAGGAACGGTAGACTCTTCCTCATAAATGCTTCGTTCCGAATCAAGTTCGATAGGATCAATGTTTCTGTTTTCATCATCGCCCTTCACTGCGTTTTCAATAGCCCCATGAAGTATATTACGCATTACATTAGAAGTAAAGCGAACAAAACTCTTGGACTTTACATTACAATTATTAACATTGGAGATAACATCATAGTCAAATGTTAATTGACCGCTATCACCACTGACCTTAACATTTGTAAACTCTACAATCACACCATCATACTTTCTTAGAAATTTAATCGCAAATGATCCTGGAGGACCATTTAAATCAACGAAGAATGTGTAGTGCTTGTCGAGTTGTATGAACTTCGTTGCATACCAAAATTCATATTTGGCAATTAAATCAAGAACTTTATCCTTCATCATCCGTATCAACAGTTAATTCACTGTTCCCCATGGCTGAACTAAATTGATATGTTTTACGAATCCAATCCTTGAATGAATCATCGGCAAGAATGCTATCCCAAAACTCTGGAGATTCAGTGTCAGCAATACGCCACTTCTTACCATCGATTGCACCAGTTGAGCGATCAACCTTGGCATACCAGCCCATGCTTGGCTTGGTTACATGACCCGACTCAAGTGCCATGTCAAGAAGACCGCTGTACTTAGAAATGCCACCATCGAAACGAACAGTGACAGGGATACGAGCCTTTTCTCTAACATAGCGGGACTTCTCCACATTAATAATAAAGTTATAGCCAATTAGGTCAGTGCCATCCTTTTCT